GCGTGGTTCCAAGAGAATGAAAAAACAACTCCACGATGAAACGCTGGCTCGGTTGGTCAGGTTAGCCAATACGCCAGGCTGGAAAGATTACGCATGGGGTTTGGCAAAGGAGCTAGATGCTGATCCATATGATATTTTCAGAGGAATTAAGCAAGACTTGGTGAAAATCATGCTGGCGCAGAAGGCAAATGCAGGGAAAAATTCCAGCGATTCTGGATGAAAATTTTCCATGCGCCCCATACCAGTGGTGTTTGGTTTTCCCCCAATTTCAATTTTTCGCTGGCTGTAGGTGGCATGGGTTACTGTATGCAAACCCAGAAAATCAGCCTGTAGTACCTGAATTTTCGATGCTGAAAACAAAGGTATCAATCAACGGGTATGCCATGGGAAAACCTGCCAGCAGGGGCAGCAGATCAGGGCAGATCAGCAGGCATGCAGGTGCTGGCTGTTGCATTTTCAGCCACTGTCAATAAATAAATTCAAATACTAGGGTTTGTCCCTATTACATACAGCATGCAGGTGCGTTAAATTTCGTGCAACAGGTAAGCAGATAGGCCCCTGTTGATCAACAAACCACCTATTAAGGGGAATTGAGAATGCAAAAAATCACTGTAAGACTAGATAAAAATTATGGTAGCTGGGTTGTTTACCCTGTTTGCCAGCAGGCACTGCTGTTTGCTGCAATAGCAGGCACTAAAACCCTGAAAGAAAAAACCCTAGATCAAATTATGCAGCTGGGTTATGAAATTCAGGTATCAGGTGAACAAATTAAATGGCAGGTGGCAGCATGAATTACCTAGAAACCCAGCAGGCCATGCTAGTGAATGCCCTAGCCCTAGCCATTACTGCGCCCAGCGACAGCAAAGCCCAGCAGGCCACGCAGATAGCCCTACAGTTAACGCAGGGCTTAACAGAGCAGCAGGTGGAATTGTGCAAAAAAGCAGCCCTAGTAATAGCGGAGATATCAGAATGAAACACACTAAAACAGCAGCAGCAGTGAAAATCAGCATAACGTCTAAGTTAGACGGTATTAGATCTTGGTCATTACAGGCATTAGATACCTGCCCAGGCAGCATAGAAAGCCCAGGGGTTTTAGTAGATGCCTGTAAGGGCTGTTATGCAACAACAGGCAATTATCGTTTTCCCAATGTCAAAGCCCCTCGGGAATTTAATCGGATCGACTGGCAGCGCATAGACTGGGCTGATGATATGGTTCAAGCACTGGCAAAGGATACGTTTTTCAGGTGGTTTGACAGTGGTGATATGTATACCCTGCCACTGGCTGAAAAGATCTTAGAAGTTATGCAGCGCACCCCATGGGTAAAGCACTGGCTACCGACCCGTATGCATAAATTCCCGAAATACAGGCAGGTATTGACTGCCATGGCAGAGCTGAAAAACGTTTCAGTACGTTTCAGCAGCGACAGCATAGACGGGCAGTTTACTAAGGGCCTGCATGGGTCGGTTATCGTGGCTGACAGTGACAGCCTGCCTAAAGGTGCGACATTGTGCAGGGCATATGAGAATGCAGGGCAGTGCAGTGGTTGCCGTGCCTGCTGGGATAAAAAGGTTAAGGTTATCGCATACCCAGCGCACGGTAAAAAAATGCATAAGGTCATTCAATTAAAGCAGGTGGCAGCATGATTGATTCAACAGACAAACCCGTTTTAGTGGCCTGCATTGTGGCTGCTGTGTTTTTAATCATTTTTATATCTATGGGGTATTGATATGCAAAAACGTATGATTGCAAAATACGCAGGTATTGATTCACGCACGGGTTACCCAATCAGGCCAGGCGATGAAATAATTTATGACACTGAAACGAGAAAAGCATACATAACTGACGAAGATGAAAACCGTTTAGTGTTTCAGTCAACCGATAGGTATGTGTCTAATGTGCTGAATATCGGTGGCAGGGAATACTATCGGAACAAAGCAGGCAGGTGCATAGATGCGCCATGCTGTGGTTGTTGCACAATCTAAGGGGCTGAGAATGACATTCGATCAATTTCATGCACTGGCGGCACTGGCACGGTTAAGGGAAAACAGCAGGGCATATAAAGGGGCATGGTTGTTTTTCATGCATAAGATAACCCAGCAGCAGGCAGCAGAGCAGGCAGGATGCAGGCAGTCTACAGTCAGCGCAGCAGTCAGGAAAATCAGAGCAACCCAGCGACTGGCTAACCATGGCGCAGATAGACACTGACAGCAGATAAACCCTTACAGCCCCTTAAATGGGGCTTTTTTATGCCTGCTTACAATGCGGGCCATGCAGCCAGTACCGATAACCTTACCCAAAAAGCCTAGGATCAGGCAAAAAGAGAAAGCCCCTGATCTGCGACATTTCGCAGTGGTTCCATTCAGGGCAATCACTGACAGATCAATCACTGAAATGCAGTTAAGGGTTTTATTGATGCTCTGCGCTTACAGTAACAGGGCAGGGCTGACATGGGTAGGGCTGCAACGAATAGCAGATCATTTCAAAATCAGCCTAAACAGAGCAGCAGTGCATACCAGGGCTTTGATTAAGGCAGGGTATGTCAAAGTGATCTATTACGGTTTTAAAGGTGAACGAGCGCATACAAGGCAGGTGATCTATAAAGCAGATCTAACCCTGCAAGACATCATAGGAATCACAGGTGAATCAGCGCCATTTATGCAGGAAAATCAACAACCTACAGCAGCAAAAGGGGAAACCATGGGAAAACGTAAGCAGGTGAAAGTAACTGACCACAGGGTTAGTAATCTGGAATTGACAGATAGTCAACAGAGTATAGATGAAATGACAATTGAGAGAATGAGAAAGGCAGTAGGTGCTGAGATATTCGAAGCAGCCCAGCAGCAGGCAGGGCCAGCAGCGACAGTGGCTGATATCGAAGCAGTACTATCTAAAATGTTAACCTAATCAGTAGCATCTAGGATCTGACTTTATACAACGAGCGTTATGTTAAGCGGGTACTACTACAGTTTTGCGCTGGCTGGCGGTAGGTATGCTTACAAGTGTCTGTAATACTTCTAGCTCAAGATCGACCCTTGCCCCCCACCCGCCCCCACCTTACCGTAGGGGTGCCTCACTCAATTTTTTTCTAAGATTTAGCCTGGTAGCTAATTGCTGATAGACAAAGGTGCTGGATGGAGTCGGTTGTTTTTAGATGTATTTATGCTGATCAACAACCTATTATTGGCTATGTAGTTTTATTTTTGCGCGGAGCGGCTACCCGATATATACAGCGGGTTAGAAAAAATTAATGCTGATGCTACTGTGTGTGGGTATGCTGCCAAGTTCGGTCAGGGTTTCGCCTGTTTGCTGAGAATCACCCCATACCTGGAAGACATTGAGTCCACAAGTATGTTCCTGCTGCCATTACTGGCCCACAAGATCAGCACCTAGAGTCGGTCATAACCTTTGAGGAGTAGCCCTCTTGGGTTGCGTCGGGTAGCGGTACGGATACCCCACAGCCATAGTGTCCTAGAACTTAAATCCCTTGTCAAGCGATCTCAAGACTTTATTTGCTTGGTGTTTGCCCTTAGCTTTTGCTACAGCTACCTTACGCTTGTTGGTCAAGCCTTTCTTGGCTATCTTCTCTTGGGCAAGCGTTTGCGCTAATTCAGGCTTCCAGTCTTTCATTGCTTGAGCCAGTCTTTGCTTGGATATAGGCATAAAAAAAGTCCTTTAGGGGTGGCATAGTCTTGCCCATTGGAAAACCAATGGCTATACCACTTCTAAAAGACTTTAACCTGGCTGATCTCACAGGAAAGTGGACAGACCAATCTGGTCAACAGTACTGGCTATCAGCATGGCGCAATGTCAATCCTGATGGCAACGTCTGGTTCAGTCTGAAACTAGGCGCTCCTGTTGAAACAAAAACTGGTAATAGCTTCTCACCACAGAAACCCGCTTTTGTACAACATCGCAAAAATGAACTAGGCATGGATGACGATTTGCCTTTTTAATCTGAGGAGACTGACATGAAAAAAGCTTTGATTGGCATCTGGATTGCCGCCACTACATTGACGACATGGGCTTCTTGTGTGACCCATACTTACTACGCAAATGGTCGGTATGTCACTTGCACAACCTGTTGTTACGGCAATAACTGCAACACCAACTGCTATTGATGACCGATAAGGTTGAGAAGAAATCAAACGGCACTTACCCCTCCGTGCGTGGATGGGGTGGTGTCCGTAATGTTGTCCAGCGCATTGAGCGATCGCAGACCATTGTTGCCAATCGTGAAGCTGTGGCTTATAGCCTGCTCACCATGGCAAACACCAAGATCACTGACATCATGGAATGGGATGATCAAGGCAATATTCAAGTCAAAGCCAGCAGCAGAATTCCTGAACACGCACTGCAATCCATCAAGAAGATCAGCCAGAAGGTTGACAAAGAAGGCAATGCCACCATTGAGATTGAATTGTTTGACAAGGTTCAAGTACTGCGAATACTGGCAAAAGCATCTGGTTTACTCGACACTCCTGACGATGGACAAAAGCCTTCCGTCATTGGCGTGACCATCCAATCACCTGACGTACAAGATGTCTGATCAAATCACTGGTATCAATATTGACTTGAGAGCTTCTCCAATTGCTTTCAAGTTCCTGCAAGACAAGTCGTTTGTCACTGGACTCATGGGGCCAGTCGGATCTGGTAAGTCCTATGTCTGTGCCGCCAAAATAATGATCCGTGCAGTGCAACAAAAACCATCCCCTGTGGACGGCATCAGGTACAGCCGCTTTGTCATTGTGCGTAACAGCTACCCTGAACTCAAGACCACCACGCTCAAAACTTGGGGCGATCTTTTTCCTGAGAACGTCTATGGCCCGATCCTACATACCCCACCTATCACTCACCACATCAAGCTTCCACCCAGAGGTGATGCGGCAGGGATTGACTGTGAAGTTATTTTTTTGGCTCTTGACCAGCCTAAAGATGTCCGTAAATTGCTTTCGCTTGAACTCACAGGCGCTTGGGTTAACGAAGCCAAAGAACTCCCAAAGGCTGTCATTGATGGACTCACACACCGAGTGGGACGATATCCCACCAAACGAGATGGTGGCGCTACATGGCACGGCATCTGGATGGACACAAACCCGATGGACGATGACCACTGGTGGCACAGACTTGCCGAAAAAGAACCCATCACAGGAAAGTACGCATGGAAGTTCTTCAAACAACCAGGCGGGGTAATCGAAGTCCCATCAGATAACTTGCCCGAAAACCCAGAAGCCAATGACCATATCTTTGCCTCAGCCAAATGGTGGAAGATCAATCCAATGGCTGAAAATATCAAAAATCTACCGCCAGGCTACTATCTCCAGCAGTTGGCAGGGAAAACCCTAGACTGGATTCGCTGTTATGCCGAGGGCAAATACACCTTTGTGCAAGACGGTAAGTCTGTCTGGCCTGAGTATGACGACAACATCATGGCTACCGAATTGGAACCAGACCCCAATCACCCGATTCAGGTCGGACTGGACTTTGGCTTGACCCCAGCAGCAGTGTTTGGACAGCGTATGCCCAATGGTCAGTGGCGTGTTTTGCATGAAATCGTGACTTTTGACATGGGGTTGGAGAGATTCGGGCAAACCCTAATGGCTGAATTGCAGACCAGATTCCCGAAATACGAAATTCGGATCTGGGGTGATCCTGCTGGTATGCAACGAGATGCCATTTATGAGACAACTGCTTTTGAATACTTGCGCTCACTGGGACTCAGAGCCGAGCCAACCGCCACCAATGACTTCAAAGCTCGCAGGGAAGCCGCAGCCGCTCCCATGAATCGCATGGTTTCAGGCAAACCAGGCTTGCTGGTCAACAAATCCTGTAAGCTTTTGCGAAAATCCTTGTCTGGTGGCTACCACTTCAAGCGAATTGCAGTCGGTGCTGGGCATGAAAGGTTCCGAGATACGCCAAACAAGAACGAACATTCCCACGTTGGTGACGCTTTTGGCTATTTGATGACTGGTGGCGGTGAATATCGCCAGTTGACCAGAGGTTCCCAGTCTGCCAATGGCAAAGTCTTTATTGCGTCCTCCGTCACAGCCGCAGATTTCGATGTCTTCGCTTGATATTTTTGAGCTTTTACCCAAAAACTCACCGCTAAATTGGATTCCCTTCAATGCAGGTCATGCCATGACTCTGCAAATAGATCCATCCATCAAGGAAACTTTACCCAGAAACAGACCGCTGGCTGAGTTGATAGAGGCTCAAGCCAACCAAGGCCATGCTATCACTGCGATATTACAAAGCAAGCCTGTTGCCATTTTTGGTGCTATTGATGTCTGGGATGGGGTTGCAGAAATGTGGCTCAACTGCGAGGAAAGGCTTAGAACATATGGGAAAACCATGACCCGTGCCGCCCAAATCTACGCTGATTACATTGTGATATCAAGAAACTTGCATCGTTTG